GTCCATTCTCGGTATGTAAAGTAACTGTTCTACCATCTACGTTTACATAGATTCTAATTGCCAATCTATCCGTTAAAGCTAAAGCAGCAGTAGCGACAGGAATAGCAAAATAGTAAGGTGCTATTATAGTTCCTTGATTAATATATTCAGGAACTCCAACGCTACTACCTAATAAGGTAAAAGTTGTGCCATCGTACTTATAAAGTTCTGCATAGAAAAAAGGATTGCCTGTATCGTTACTAACACTAAAATAGAACTCACAATTAAAATTACCGCCAGGAATTGATAATACATCAGGGTCATTAGCATCCGTTAAATAACTTGCCACATATCCGTTAGCTGCAATAGCAATGTCAGTTCCAGCACCTATAATTGGTTCTTTATTTAACTCTCTATATGCAACTCCACCTATTGTACCTTGTGAAACACTTGAGTTAAGATAGTAAGAAACCGAACTTCCGCCACCACTTGATGTTGGGAAATCCGCTAACGTACCATCCCCTCGTACATATTGAGAAGCAGCACCATCTAAAGCAGTTATTACACCACTATTAGCCACTACTGGACCTTGTATGTCCCTTATCTTTGCTTCCCCTGATACCTGTAATTGTGAACTCATTTATATATAAATTTTAACTATTATTTTGCAATTATTCTAACAAACTCATCAACCTCTAAAGCTCTGCCAAAGGTAACAACTCCTGTCGAAGCGTTAAATGTAACATTGTCGCCTGTTGGTACACCTGAAGTTTGTATTGTTCTAACCTCCATACCACCTCTTGTAACTGACAAGCAAACTCCACCTATTGCACCTGCAAAGATTACTGTTGTTTCACCGCCACTAGCTGTATATTGATACATTATCACATTTGAAGTTTCTATTACCACTCCACCACCAGGAGTAACTTGTGTACCTGTTATATTATAAGCACCAGAGCCTTGTAGTGACACGCTATATGTCGAGGCTGCCTCTACCCCTGCACTTAAACTAAGTGAGCTTAAATTGGCTGATCCTGTGAATACTGAGTATCCTAGAGTACCACTACCATCTCCATTGTCATTATCCACTTGGAACTTAATTAAGATAGGTTGTCTTGTCAACTGAAGGTTAGCCAAGAATAAGTAAGAATAGTCGCTTAAAGCAACAAAGCCATCAGCATTGATAGACCATGAAGCTACGTCATTCTTAAACTCTTTAAACCATGCAGAACTTTGAGATGTTACTTCCTTTTGATCTACTGAAACCTCAAAAGAGCAGTTTGTAGCTGCTCCAAATGGGATTGTTGTAGGTATAGTTGTAATCGCTGAAGCATCATTAGAACCTTGTGTATAGAATGTCATTGTTTTTGTAGTAATCTGACTTGCTACCACTTGTATAACTATTCTTTCATTCGACAATAATGTTGCACCTGGAAACGCAAATGTTTGTGTGTATTGTTTAACAGCTAGTTGTGTAAAAAATATGGAGTTTGTAGTTCCTATAGATGTCAATGTTGTACCATTGTATTTGTATATATGGTAGTAGAATCTAGGTGCTGATACCAAATCATCACTTATCGATGCAAAAGCATTAAAAGTCCAAGTACCAGAAGGTATTGATAATGTTGGAACATCTGTAATAAATCCTGCAACTATACCATCTGAAGTTTTAGTAAAATTCGTAGCTACTCCGTTACTATCAAGTAATCCAAATTGCTTATAACTTAAACCACTAATGGTAGTTACCGAAGTAGAACCATTAAAATAAAAGGTTGGGTTTGGGTTTGTATAGTACAATACTATGTTCGTTCCGTTTATTACTGATGCCATTATTTATATTTTATATTATCCATAAGTTTCTAAAATCTCTCCTGCTCCACTAATTCTGTAAGCTTGGAAGTAAGTGTCTGTTACTAATACCTTCCACCAAATATTAGCACCATTAAATCCTACATTTAACAAGTCATTTGTATAGAAGAAATCACCAATACTTGGCACTCCTATATCTTCAAGATATATCAAATTACTTGTTAAAGGAGCTGCATAAGCTAATTCCTTAGTTAAATAACCATTTGACCTAAAGTGACCATAGCCTGTTTCAGCAGTTGATAATTTATTGCTATCATATATAGTAGTCATTGTTGTAGATACATTATTAGGGTTTACCTCTAGTAAAGTAGCTGCTATAACATCATTAGGCAAGTCTATAGTAGAATTGCCAATTATATATCTCTTGTCGTTAACGCTAATTTGTGCAGGGTCGGTATCTATAGCCCTAATAGGCATAGCACCACTAAATCTACCTTCTGATGTTTGCATACCCATAAATGCAGCATCTAGATTTATTATGTTTTTATTTAAGCAGTTTGAGTATTGTTTTACAACTAACTCACTTAGGCTTCTATATATATCTGTTGGGTATTCCTGTCTGTACCAATTTTTTAAGTTTAAACCAGCCGAATCACTTAAAAATCCCTTGTAGCTATACTTGCCATCATTTATGTCATTAAAGCCCATTGGTAGGTCTATTTCAAGCACATATTCATTATTGTTAGTAATATAGCTTTCTGTTGTTAGGCTGATAAAGGTGGACTGTAAATCAATTTTAAAATTACTTACATCTGCACCTGCAATGGTAGATTTCCAATAAGGAGCTGAATTGTCACATAAAATAAGCTCTACTACAAGTTGACCAGTTACAGGGCAAACAGGAGTTGTTACGTTTACATTAGCTTTTGGGTCAGCAGGATTAAAAGCCTCAAAATAATAGTGATCTCCTGTGTTAACTGCTTCTTTCCATGCTTTATTATTATCTAAGAAATAAGAAGGACCTGTTGCAGGATTAACTTGTACTTTTAATATAAACAATGCGTCTGGACCACCAGCAGGAGTACCTAAACCTACTATGTCAAATGATATGTTAAAAGTATCACTTGAGTTAAGATTTGGTAGATTATTAGGAGATACTGAAACGTAATAAGGATTAACTGTTAAATCATGGCTTAAAATAAAAGAATTATACTTTCTTTCAGGATATGGCTTTATGTAATTAGTGCCACCATTCCTAACTTGTGTCCATCCAAAAGCATTGCTTACTGTTGGTGAAACATATTCATATATTTTTAAGTCCCAATTCGTAGCATAGTTTGTAGGGTTTTCAATAGTCTTGTTAAATCTAATTTTGTTATAACCTTTTCTAATTAACTTAAATTGACTATTATCTACAAAATATAATCCTGTATCATTTCCTGAATATCCTTCAATAATACCTTTTACATCAAATACGTCATTACCGCTTATTGTTCCATCACTATTATAAATAGTAACATAATAAGATTCTTGTGCAAACTGAGTTAAAGATACTATATGCCAATTACCATTAGCCTGAAACAATCTTGCTCCAAAGCTTTTAGTTAACATAGTTAAAATCTCTAAACAGTTTAATGTTTCTTGTTTGTCATTAACTATTGTAGCATAATTTATATATGTTTGGTCTAATGGATCAGCGTTTAAATTGCCTGTTCTATTAGTCATCCCTTCGGCATAAAAACTTATACCGCTTATAATATCATAATCTAATGGGTATTCTAACTCTAATAAACAATCCTTTATAAAGGTCATTGCTTTTTGTACTTGTGTTAAGTATATAGTGTTAGGTAAATTGTACTTAATTCTTTCTAGCATACCCAAACCATCTATAGCACTAAAAGACAGTTCTTTTCTACCAGTGTTAAATAAAAACTGTACATCATCACTTATAGACCATCCTTGAAAATCTGTAATACCGCCTGATACAACCTTAACAAAATACTTTCTGTCATTTAGAGTTGTAAAGTTTGGCATATTTTCTATATTATCAGTAACGTCAATAGACACATTTAATTGGCTAACATAAATAGGCTCAAACGTATCATCACTATTAGGTATATATTCTAATTGTAGACCTGTAGCTTGATATTCTATAGTGCTGCCAACATATCCATCTTCGTAAAGATAAACTGTACTACTAACATTACTTTTACTAGCTGTATTTATTATATATTTTACTGCGTATGCCATTACCCTCTTCTAATATTTAATGATGAATTAGACCTTTGCATAGCCAAAACTAAGTCTTGTCCTCTTAATACAAACTGACCATTTCCACCACCACCAATCAAATCTTTTAATTTATCTAAAGGTGCTATAACCTCAGGGTTATTTTGTGCACCTGGATATTCACCCATTAGACCCATAGTAGGTCCTGATACAATACCGCCATTAGCAAATGCCGTAGGATCAACAGCAGATTGCTTAAGTCTATTCTTAATTATAGTACCTAAAGCAACAGCTCCAACACCAGCAGCAATAGCTACAAAAGGATCAGGTGATGCAAAAGCTATTTGTAATAATGTTCCATATTGTATTAACATTTTACCAATGTTAATTAAAGCGTCAGCAAGTAATTTTTGGAAATGTTCAAGAGGCTTTACTTCGCCACCACTTAATGCGTTACCTATATTTTCGCCTAAAGTTGTAAATGAATCAGCTAAAAATCCTGATATAATACCACTTATTCCTTGAGCAGTAGCTTGAAATGTATCACCCAAAGATTCTATCTTGTTGTTCATTTCATCTATTTCCTTGTCTACTGCTGCAACTTGCGTAGGTAATCCAAGTAATTCTAACTTAGCTTTTTCTTCTTGTAATTTCTTTAAGGCATCTTTATAATCTTTTATTTGTAGATTAATGTTATTTCTATCTAATCTTAATCTTACCTTTAAAGCATCTTGTATTTTTTTAATTTCAGCAGAAGTCATGTTTTGATTTATCCTATCAATGGCATCTGCGATATTTTCTCTATTTTGTATTATTAACTTACCAATTTGAATTTCTTTGTCTAATTCTTTTTTTAGTAAATCTTCTTTTAAGTTGTACGTTTGTTTATATAAGTCAGCTATAGTATTTTGATAAAAGGACTCTTCAATAATCCCTTGATTGTACCAAGCTACTAAATCAGCCATTGCTTTCTGAAGTAGTTGTACCTTTTTTAAATCATTGCCCTCTGCATAAGCCAACTGATTATCTAAATTATCTTTAAATAATCTTTGTTCTTCTTCTAAAGCTTTAAGAAAATCTTTTGCATAAGTGTCTTTTGGCTCAGGCTTGTCTTTACCTCCTCCACCACCAGGCAATAAACCTGCTACAAATGTCTTTTGTAATTCAAGAATTTTGCTTTTTACTTTTTCAACAGCACTAGCTGCATTAAGAACAACTTGTTCTTGATTCATCCATTGTCTATCGGCTTCATTTGTATATGTTTTTGTAGCTAAAGATGTTACATCAATTTCTTTACTTAATGTTTGATAATTTAGTATACCATCTTTTACTACAGTTTCAGATGCTTTAGCTGTTTTTTTAGCTTGTCCAGCTAATTCCTTTTCTTTATCTAAAACCTTTACTAATGCAACATATTCATCTTTATAAGCAGCAATAAGAGCCTGATTAAGCATTGCTTCTGTAACCTTCTTAATTGCTTCTTCTGATTTGCCTGTTTTTATAGTATTTTCATCTAACTTTATACCATAATCTTTAAGAACCTTATTTACTTCATTAATTGCATTCTTTCTTTGTAAATCAGTAGAGTTTGCATCTCTTGCTATTTTAACATAATTTGTAAGCAATAATTCGTTAGCGTAATAATCATTTTTAGAATCGCCTAAAGCTTTATTTAAATCTTCTTGTGATTGCTTTAATTCATCAGTAGTTTTTTTAGCTTTAAACATACCCATATCCCAAGCTGTAATAACAGCTATAAGAGCAGATATACCTAAATATATAGGACCAGTCATTTT